GGTTGTTTTACCGTCGCTGTAAGTACGTTCGCTTTCGTCTGTGCCTGTGGGCAAGTAACTGCTAGGAATACGCAAGCCACGGAACATCTTGTTAGTAAAGTAACGTAGGTCAGTGATTTCACCTAGATTACTACCACCCGGAAATACTTCTACGCTGGATCCACGACCATCTGCTGTTTGTGGGAAAAAATAGTCTTCGTTAGTTGACAATGGATTATACGTAGCGTCCATCATATTCTGCCCGCCACCTGTTTGTGTAGGAATACGACGTTGGTGGATTTCATTTTTAACACGATCAACATAGGCCATGGCCATGTGTGTTGGCATGTTACCTACGTCAATCTTAAAGATACGGCGTTCCGGAGCACGTTGTATACGATAGATGATGATGGCATCTTCAAGCAATTCTTTCTGTTTGAATATCTTAAAGATACTTTCTAATACACTATTACCAAACGGCCAATTTAAATCTAAGCCTTCTGTTAGTGATATGTGAACTACGTGTTCTGCATCGATCACTGCTTCGTTCTGTGCATGGCTAAAACGACTACCACCACTGTAGGGTGTTTGTGGTTGTACATAACTACCGCTAGGACCACCAACTTGTGGGTGATTGATAAATGTGTCACTTGAACTAAGTGCTGTGGCTGTTAAGTTCTGGAAGTTAATGTTTAGGTCTTTGATAACGTACTGTTCTGGTTCTTTACCTTCGGCTTCATTTACGATGACCTTGACTACCTTGAACATTTCTGTATAGTACAATTTGAATGTTTCTGGATCACGCAGGAATACCTGATCACCATACTTGATAGTATTGCGAACTAGTCTAAATAGGCGCTTGTTTAGATCGTTTAAGCTAACCCATTGTTGCAGTTGATCTTTGAGAATTTTAACTTCGTTGTCTGTTGGGTCTTCTTTGAAGAATAAATCAAAACCTGTGCCGTTTTCGGTATTGGTTTGAGTCATGAACTCAGCTAGGATGTCTAAGGCAGCATTGACTTCGCTGTCCATGTCCATCTGTTCATATTGATTATAACGTTCTGTACGATTTGGGTGACCGATGTAGACTTCTGGTAATTGGCTAGCAAAGTTACGATAGCCTGTGTCTGGCATGTTGCCGCCACTGATCGGACTCATCATTCCTGATGCGTTCGGGTTTGCAGATTTAAAATATTTTTTCCAACCAGCCATATTAGGATCTCTTTTAACGATACAGTATTTATCAGCTTACATACTATGCTGTAAAATTCCTGATGTTAGCCTGTTATTTTGTTGCATTGCAGTTAGGATAGCTTCAAGTTTTGAATTATTGGTTTGATTTCCGTTACGGATTTCTGTCATCAGATCTTGCATGCTCTTATCACTAGTTCCTGACGAATTTTTAAATTCAACTGGTATTTTGTCACCGCTAGGTAGTGGAACTACTGCTTCTCTGCCGTGTAAGATTTCACTATAGCCACTTAGTGGGCCATCTGAAATACCACCCTTTGCTTTACCTATTTTATTCAACATATCTTGCGTTTGATTTAAGTTGAATGTGCGTTTGTTATAATCTTCAACACTTTCATTTTCTCGCTTTTTAAATAATTGACCAGGTCCTGGGGTAAAACTAGATCCATCAAGGATCCCAACATCAATTAATTTTTGGCGGAAGTCGGCTAGGATTTTTGGGACACCGTCTGCAAACTTCATGATAGCACCAGTTAGATCGGTTTGTATCTTATTACGCATGTTTTGTAATGCTATCACACTTTTATTAAGACTCTTGGTAAATTCATCGGGTGTTCCAGCGGCTTTATCTATTTCTTCACGTGACCGTTTTAAACTGTCTGAGTTAAATTTTCTAGCATTATTAAATTCATCAGTATTATATTTTGAAAATTCAGACAGCTTACCGGTCAGTGCAGTAACCGCACCTATCTGTTCTTTTCTTGAATTATTTTCTGTTAACATTATGTCGTTATGTTTTGCTTGTATATCATCAAATTCGTTAGCATTGAATGTAGATTGTCGTAATACGTCGCCAAGTTTAAGAGCTGTTTCGCGATAGCCACCTAAGATAGCAGGAAGATTTGTGACTGTTCCTCTGAGATAGGCCTGCTGTACTGATTTTTGATCATCTATACTTAACTTAGCAATACTAGCTTGTGCGGCATTGAGTGCATTTATATCGCCATTATGTTCACGTAGGAATTTTCTTTGGAATGCGTATTCTTCAGAAACGCCTTTAGCCTGTTCCATCCGCTTCTTAGCATCGTCGCCGGTTACTTCTGCAATTAATCTTAGATTTTTAGCATAGTCGCCCACAGCTTGTGCCACTTCAGAATCAGTAGCAGATCCGCCCATACGTTTAAAATTGGCCACAACATCGGCAGTTAGTCCAGCTTGTTCTTCAATGCTGAAACCAAGATTGAGCATTTCACGTTGTAGGTATTGTCCGCTCTTACCTGTATCCGTGGCAAATTTTTGGGTAACTCTACCTAGAATTCTTGTACCTTCTGTAATTCCGTAACCAGCTTCTGCCAGCTGTTGTCTGTTGTCTGCTATTACTTTGGTAAATTGTTCTTGGGTGAGTCCAGACTGTAGCGCAATTTTACGTAGCTCAGTAACACCGCCCGCATATACCGCACCGGCAGCTGACGCTTGCATAAAGCTATTATAGGCATCTTCCACAGCCTTACCAAGTATTTTAGTTTTTTCAGTGAAGTATTCAGTGGCTTTACTGCTAAGAAATCCACCTAGAGCTCCACCTAACAGTAGCAATCCGCCCGCTACTTTAGATGCCGGAGTAGGAATCATCATCAATGTTGTACCAGCAGCTTCTGCACCACCAGCTACACCTTGCAGTGTTTTATTAACATCGTCATACATCTGTACCTGAAGATCTGTGGCCAGCTGGAACGGTGAACCCGTGCCCATTAGTCCACGCATACCAACTTTAAGTTGATTCACGTAGTAGTTAGCAAATCCGCCAACCACTGTTCCAATCATTTGTTTACCTGCACGCTCTAAGGTTTCGTTGTAGGCCTGTCTAGCTATCCTTTCTAACTTATCTAGATTGGATTTTTTTTGCGTAGCTGTTTGGATTACGCTGACATCATCTTCAATTGCTTCTTTTAGTGCATCGAGTTGACTAATAGCATCTTTAAAAGAGCCGTCAGACTTCTTAACTGTTTTGTCAATAGCATCAAAACGATCTTTAATACTTTTTAAGGATCTACCTGCAAACTTGCTAACATTAACACCAGCTTCTTTTAAAGCTTCAGTAATATTTTCTAGTTCATCAAGTAATTCTTCAGGAGTTTTATCGGCCATAGTTTCCGCTCATAAATAATAGAGTATATCAAGTATTTATAGGATTCTAAAACCATGTCAGCAAACCCGTTAGCTAAACACTTCCGCCAGCCGTCGATCTATATGAAATTGCCTAGTGCTGGCCGCTTTTGGCCATCTGACGCACTGTCATTGACTGTTACAGGTGATATCCCAGTATACCCAATGACTGCCAAAGATGAGATCGTGCTACGCACACCCGATGCGCTGATGAACGGTCAGGGTATCATTGACGTAATACAGAGCTGTTGCCCAAATATCACAGATGCTTGGAAAATGCCCAGTATCGATGTTGATGCTGTATTAATTGCAATCCGTATCGCTAGTTACGGTAATCAGATGGATGTAGATGTGATTTGCCCTAACTGCCAACAAGAGCACACTATTGGCGTTGATCTTAGCTATTTGTTAGACAATGTAAGGGTACCAGATTACACTACTAAAATAAAATTTACAAAAATTAACATCAAACTGCACCCTCAACAGTATTTCAGTGTCAACGCTGCCAATCAAATACGCTACGAAGAACAACGAATACTTAATGCTCTTACCGCAGAAAATGTATCCGAAGATGTTAAGATGGCAGAATACACACAACACATCAAAAAAATTGTAGATCTTAATATTAACATCTTAGTCAACAGCACAGAGTACATAGAAACAGATGACGGAACGGTCGTAAATGATCCCGCATTTATCAATGAGTTTTATCTAAACTGTGACACAGAAATAGTACATGGATTGCAGGATAAACTAGCAGCCATTGCCAAAGAAGCAGGGGTACCAGATATTAAAAATACTTGCTCGGCTTGTGAAAAAGAATATTCATTACCGATGGAGTTTGACTACTCAAATTTTTTCGCCAGAAAATCCTAAGCCTGGACTCTGACCAAATATCTGAACTAATCAATTCGTACGAAAGTGAAGTGGACAGTGTGCGTAGTGAAGCTATGCAATTTGCGTGGTACATGCGAGGTGGAATATCCTACGATGATGCATTACATCTTAGCGCCACTGAACGTAAGATCATCAGTAAACTAATAGACAATAACATCGAAACAACTAAGAAATCCGGACTACCTTTCTTCTAAGATCGTAGTTATCCCAAAGTTCCAACCATTAACTGCCTGTATTAAACTTTTCCAACGAATCTAAATAGATTACCCATTACGGAAACGTAGTGTTGGTTTTATGGAGGTCCAGAAGATGGATATCTTAGCAACAATAAAGAAATGGGCGGGTGCCTTGTCAGA